GCAACATTTAGTGGGATATCTGGTTTAAGGATAACCTTGGCAATAAAAGTTAAAGCAGTTGTAAGTTCTTCGTCATTCATGTAGTCTGCAATTTCTGACAGACCGTTTATCATATCTATTGTTGTACCGTTTTGTTCCATTTTTATCCCATCGATTTCTTTGATATTCCGTCTCTTAATCCTTCTTCTTCCCAAAGTTTAAACGCTGCCTGCATATCTGGCCTTGACTGAAGTTCATTTAGGTACTCTGTTCTTTTGGCTGGATAGTGCTCTGGATCTATTGGATTGTGCTCCCCAGTAAATCGATAACTTGTTGTTGGGCAATAGTCCATACTTATAATCTCACAGAACTCTCCCTCTTTAAATTTACGCTTTGGTCTCCAGTGTATCTGATTCACTGCGCTAAATACAATAGTCTGACCACCACGGAGTGAGTACTTAGTAAAATTACTTGTATCGTTCCAGTTTCCAACATATAGGTCCCACTCAATGTTTGTATCTGGACAATAGTTTATTGTAATTAAGTTTTCATCTGCATCAAGATGTGGTGGTAGTGCTGGAGAGTTATCCCCATATCCATAATTAATATTGTAGTCAATATAGTTCCAGTGGCATAAAGCAATGTCTCCAGTATAAAGTGGTTTGGCAATCTCATCTAAACGCTTTTCGCAATCTTCTGGCATATCAAACTCAATAAGAGTTCGTGACATATTCTTTGCTATCTTTGGCTGAAACCTACTTCTGAACTCAGACATTCTAATATATCCATCTTCAATTCTGTCACCAATAATGAATGGTTCTAGTTTTCTATTTTCTTCAATGATATCTCTAATCTTTTTATCTTGCTCTGGTGTAAAAAGATTATCAACATAAAATGGTAGGGGCTTGGTATATTTGTCAAACCCAGTAAGATACTTATGCAACTCAGGCATTATTGTGCCTCATAGACTTTAATAAAATGCTTTGCTTTTTCATTCATAGATATATTGACTTCTGCTCCCTTTGGCTCTGCGTTAGATTTCTTTAAATGAAAAAAGATCATGTCTATAAAATCTTCATCAGAAAATACTTTTTTAGTTCTCCAATGTATTTGATGTGTGCCAGAAAAGGTCAAGGCCTGATTATCCTCTAAGGCATACTCTCTTTCTTCAACTACCAATGGCCAAGAAGTGTTAGATGCCATCTGATAGTCAAATGTGAATCTTGGCTCTTTAAATGTTTCATCGTAGTGTGGAGAAAGGACTGGAGCACCTAGAGTTCCGTCTTCTTCATATATGTTTGTATATCTGGCAAACTGATATTCTGAAATAACTAAATCAGACTCTCCAGATATTTTTTCACAATGCTCTACAACTTTTTTTGCAACTGATGGAGGTAACTGAAAATCAGAAATCTTTTGATTAAATCTTTTCATTACGTATTCTTGTGATGGTGTTTCCAACATCTTATATATGCTTGCAATCTCTTCAGTAGTTAAAACATCCTTAACTATCGTGTTTGACTCATCATATTTCATTTATTTTCTCCTAGATCTCTTCTAAAGTTTCTAATCTCTTCTAGCAACTCAGTATCTTCAACTACTGGTAGAACGTTAGGGGTTAGCATTTCAAAGAATAAAACCTTTACAAAGTCATCTTCTTTCCACTCACGAATAGTTCTCCAGTGATAATCTTGCCATGGGTAAAGCATAAAAATTCCATTGTCTGGTATTGTGTATAACTCTTTGTTACTTCCAACCTGCCAAGAAACATTTGATTCAAGTTGATATGTAAGTACTACTCCTGCGCCACCTAAGACTTCTTCTTCAGTTCCTTTTGCTGGGTTACGGTCCTTGTGTACCTCCAACTTTGGCTGTCCATACTTTAAACTGTACTCAGCATATGTCACACTAATAAGTCTTTCAATATCAACATCTATCTGACAGTTATCTCTTGCTATCTTTGTTACCTTATCAATAATATAAGGTGGCAGTCGCAAATCATTAATGTCAAGTCTGCCAAGATTATTTCTTTTAATTCTAATAATTTCTGACTCATGCCACTTTCCATCTATTGCATCATCCCACTCAACAACCTCACGATTAGCAAGTTCTTTGTCAATGACGGCCTTGATCTCTTCAACCTCATTGTTGGTAAATACATTGTCAATCTGATTGTTTCTCATAACTATATTATACACCATCCACAATCTGCTCTAATATACTCATCTCAATTACTGCAAGTCTTACTTTGGCATTGCCCTCTCCAATAACAACAATGATTGCTGGATCATTACCATTTTTAATTGCATCTGTGGTTGCCTTTGCCCATACCGCTTTGTTTAATGTAAAAGATTTTCCAACCTCTTTAAAATCTACAGTAAAGTTTTCCCAAGAAGCATCACCTTTATGAGTTCCACGACCAGAATTCTTATGCTGTTTAGCCCCTATTCTTTTACTTTCACTCTTCTCCGTCAAAGTCACTCTTCTTTCTTCTACCAAGGTAAACAGTCGTTAGGTGCTTATCCTTACACATCCAGGTAAGAGTTTTTGTCTCAGCATAACATCTTAATGTCATAACAGTTGCCTTGCAAGTATGGCACACCCACTGCCCAGAATAAACGGTATATGATGCCATTTAGGCTATATCCTTTACATTTCCTCTAAAATAAATCATAGTCACATAATCATTTGAATTAAAATCTTTTTGTGGTCTTGAATGAGATGAGACTACTGGATCAAATACAAGTGCATCATTGTTTCCAATCTCATACTCTTTACCATCAACTTTAATATTCCAGGAGGTATTTGAGTCAAGTTGATAATCAACAATAATCTGTAAGGGAAACCCTCCATCTTTATGCTCTGATAGTCCTGGTCTTCCGTATAATCCTGAATAGGTTGATGAAATTATATCCTTATTTCCTATGTAAAATTTTTTATTAGGATATAAGTCGCTTAAGGTTTTTTCAATTTTTCTAATAATAATTTTATCAAAATGTAGTTTTTCAATATCAAGTCTGCCCATAAGGCTATATATTTTATTTGTATTATCATCAATACCATTTGGCTCTTCTAAGTTAACTACCTCTCGCTTAGAACTTTGATTAAAAATTGTATCTTTAATATTTTGAATTTCTTCATTAGAAAAAATATCCTTTAAAATAAAAGCAGGCTTTATCATGAAGACAACTTCTTTTTAAGATCATCTTGTAAATCCAGATCTTCTCTAACACGATTAATAAACCCATCTCTACCTTGAACCTTGGTTCCATCTGGCAATAAATACCAGGCGCCAGTTCTTTCGACTAATCCAACTAGTTCTGCGGTATCAACAAGATCTCCAACTGCATCTAAGCCAATTGAGTCTCCTCTAAAATAAAAATCATATTCTCCTGATTGGAATCCTGGAGAAGTTTTTGAGAACTGAAGTTCCCATTTAATCTTTCTTCCAACCTTTTCCTCAATCAACTTATCTCCTACTTTAATTTTTCCTTTAATCGCTTGATTGTCGGACTCGGAACTAAATAATTTAATAATACAAGAGGAATAAAACTTAGTAGCCTGACCACCAGAAGGCTGCTGACTAGTATACATAGCATTGATATTATTGCGAGACTGGCTAATAAGCACAAGCAGAGTAGGCTTAACTTTATTATTAGCATAGTTAAGCATCTTCCATGCATTGCTAAAGTCACGGGATTCTGCCCCAATCTGCTTAGTATTTTCTAAAGCCTTCATTTCATCAGTATCTTTCTCAAAGTAAATTGCAGGAAGCATTGATGTAATAGAGTCTACCACAATTAAATCTACTCCAGCATTCATTAATCCAACACCTACGTCAACCATGTCACTAATAGTTCTTGCCTGTGAATAGATTAATTTTTCTGGATCTACCCCAAGTTGTCTAGCCCAATCTTCTGAGTATGACATTTCTGAATCAATCCAAGCGCACAACTTTCCTTCTGCCTGAGCCAAAGCAATCATCTGAAGGCACATAGAGGACTTTGCAGAGGATTTAGATCCCCATATAAGGACTTGTCTTCCATACGGCAAGCCTCCACCCAAAGCCTTATTCAATCCAAAACTTGGTGTTGGCTGATACTCGTACGAAACTCCAACCCCGTTGCCTAATTTCTTTCTCAACTTTGGATCTAGTTGTGCAAACGCTTCTTCTAAACTAACCGACATGTATATCCTCCAATGTAACTGTCCCGTCCTTTGTCTTTCCAAAACTAAACTTGTAAGATTTTCCTTCTTCTAGATTCATGTATGCCCTAGCAAAAGATGTAGGGAATACTGTGATAGAGTGAAGATCTCTAGATGTATCAGCAAGTGTTAGTGATGCCATCTTCTTTCCAGTTTTTGTAATCCTTGGCTTAAAGGATACCACAAACATTTCTTCTTCTGTAAAAGGCAACTGCTTATAACTAAGAAACTTTACTAGTGCATTGCTTGATGTTTTTATTTCATCAGCAGGAACTGCAGAAACAATCCTATTATCGTTTGCAAGAATTAGGTAAGTACGACCAGTCTCAATAGTAGTTCCTTCATCATCAAAGATTCCAACACTGCCAGTCTTATCTAACACCTCAACTCTTGACCATCCAGTTCCTCGCTTAATTGCTTTTACCATGCCTAGAAGGATATAAGATCCCTTCTCTTCAAAATCACACACGTCTTGAATAAATGCGTAGTAGTGTGAAGGAATAGTAATATTAAATTCTGGAAGGTTCAAATACTCGTAAAGGTTTTCTTTAATCTGAGTATCATTTCTTTCATTGTCTGGAAATGTTAGTGCGCCAATCATATTCATAGCCTGTAGTGCACGGCTATTAACTCCATTACCTTTTGTAAAAGTAAACTCTTCTACTTCCTTATAAGATTTAAAAGGTCTAGCAGCAATATACTTTTCAGCAATATTATTAGAAATATACTTAATTGCAGTAAGTCCAAACCTAATCCCCTTGCCTTCAATCTTAAAGTCAAAGTCGGAGTCATTGATATGTGGAAGTTTTACTGAGATACCCATACGCTTTGCCTCAATAAGATATCCAGTCCTGTTGTCTTTATCTTTCTCATTCTTTAGAAGAGCAAACATAAACTCAAGCGGATAATAATACTTTAGCCACGCCGTCCAATACGAGAGCGTAGAGTAAGCAACCGCATGAGACTTGTTGAACGAGTACCCAGCATGCGCTTCGAAGTCATGCCATAGATCACGAGCCTGATTGGGACTAATAAAGGCAGAAGCACCATCGACAAACCTTTCTTTGAACTCGTCAAAGTCTTTAGCATCTTTTTTCTTTCCAATGATCTTTCTAACTTTATCTGCTTCCGACATGGACATTTGTCCAAGGTGTACGCATGCTTGCATAACTTGCTCCTGGTATAGGATGCAGCCATAGGTGTCCTCCGTGAATGGTTTCATAATTTGGTGACTATAAGAAACGTTTTGCTTGCCATGCTTACGTGCAATGTAGTCCTTACCAATTGTATTCATTGCTCCTGGTCTAACTAGTGCGTTAGATGCAGCAAGTTCGTTAAAATTCTTTACCCCCATTTTTACAAGAAGGTTTGTGTATGGAGTTGCTTCACACTGAAATACGCCCTTGGTATATCCATCAGATAACATTTCATAGACCTTTGGATCTGCAAGATCAAGAGAGTCTAAATCAATGTCTTTATAATGGTTTTCTTTAATCATTGCAACTGCATCCTGAATAACGCTTAGAGTCTTTAATCCAAGTGCGTCAATCTTAATTAAGCCAATTCGTTCAGCCTCTTCCATGTCAACTCCAACAACTGGAATTCTTTCATCGCTACCTGGAGATGATCTAGTTTCCATTGGAGCATATCTAAAGATAGGATCTTTACTTGTGACAACTCCAGCAGCATGAATACCAGTTCCTCTTATTCGGCCACGCAGTTGCTCTCCATACTTTTCAACCTCTGGATACTTATCTCTAAACTCTCTAGTTGATTTTGAAGTACAGTATTCATCCCAAGTATCAACCATCTTCAAAACCTTGTTAACATCTGTTAGTGGAATATTTAATACTCTTGCAACATCTCGTACGACTCCTTTATCTTTAAACTGTAAGAACGTAGCAATAGATGCAACGTGTCTATACTGTCTAACTAAATAGTCTTTAACCTCATCACGGCGAGAATCTTGAATATCCGTATCAATATCTGGAAAGTCGTTACGTTCTGGATTAATAAAACGGAAGAACAGGAGTCCATACTTTAATGGATCAACGTCTGTTATTCCAAGTGCGTAACATACTAAAGAGCCTGCTGCAGATCCACGACCAGGACCAACCATAATTCCTTCCTTCTTTGCCCAAGCAATCATGCTTTGAACAACAAGGAAGTATGGAGCAAACTTCTTATTTTTAATAATCTCTAATTCTTCTTCAACTCTAGCAACATATTCTTCATTATCTGACAAACCTTTTAACTCTAAACCTTCAAATGCAATCTTTCTCAATTGCTTGTCTGGACTCTTATACTGCACTGGAAGCAAGTTTAAGCCTTCTTCTATGCCATAGTCTTCTACTGTGTCTGACAATAGTAGTGTGTTTGAGTAGATGTCTGCTCTGTCTATCCCCTGCGATTCCATGGCAGACTTAATCTCTTCATAAGATAGAAGGTGGATATCAAATTTATTAAATGTTATTTGGCGATCTTCCCCGTATAAGTAATCAAGGCGCTCCATCATAGATTCAATCTTTGCTGACTTTGCATATGTTGTATCTTTACTTATTTTACCGTGGGTGTTCATTAATAATTTAAACTCTTGAATTTCTTTTTGTGATGGGTCAACATGGTGACAGTCTGGAGTCACAACAACTTTAATATTAAATTCATCTGCCAAAGCAATAAGATGTTTATTTATACTTGCTTCATTATGAGGCATTACTTCAATGTAGTAGTCATCTCCAAAACGATCTTTAAACCAGGAGATATACTTCTTGGCAAGCGCAAACTCTTCTTCTTCTAAGGCCTTGACTAAAACACTACTTGGGCATGCAGAAGTTACAATAATTCCTTCTTTATATTTTTCTAATATTGTAAAGTCAAACCTTGGCTTCTTAAAGAATCCATCAGTCCAAGATAGTTCGCTAATCTTGTTTAAGTTTTCTAAACCAATTTTATTCTTGGCTAGAAGGATAATGTGATTATAGACAAGATCTTGTTGACCTTCTCTTTCAGATTTATCTCGTGTATCAGATATATCTGCACACATGTATCCTTCTAGACCTAGAATCGGTTTAACGCCCTTTGCTTTTGCAACACGGTGCAGTTCCCTGTGCCCAGATAAAGTACCGTGGTCGGTGATAGCAATTGCTGGCATCCCCAACTCAACTGCACGGTCAACGTATTCTTCTGGAGTAGCAACACCATCAAATAATGAATAGTGTGTGTGGACGTGTAAACCTACGTAGTTCATTCTTACCAGTCTGCGTTTGTTGCAGATGTGGTTGTTGGACCATCAAAGCCCAAGTAGAATGCTTCTTGTTCTGCGTAAGGAATGTTACGAAGTGCAAGTTCAAGAGGGTACGGTTCCGTTCCTTCTCCCCATGCAAATGGTTCCTTATCTGGTGCAGATGGAATCAAAGTGTAACTTGTTTCAGTTCCCTGACCATTACGCTTTACTTTCCAAACAAGATTGGAGATGCTTCCTGTTTCTAGGGCATACTCACGAATTGTGTTGAATGCTGATTGCTTACTAACACCCATTGACCAAATTGCAACATATGGCTTTTCAATTCCATCGTCAACAAGAACGTTGCAATAAAAACGAAGACGTGCTCGCCATCCAGCCTTTGGATCCTTGCGGTGCATTTCTTCAGCCCAGTCACGACCTTCTGATTCCATTGTATCTACAGCCTTGCGCTTGTAGTCCTTTGGATTTGTGTGTTCCTTAACTACAAGTGCAAGTCCACGACCTTCGTTGTAGTTTGCAGATTCATCGTCTAATTCTTCAATGAAACGAATCTTTACTGCTTGACCGTCAGCAAGTTTTAGCCACTTTACCTTCGGTGAGTTTTCATCATACTTTGGCTTATCGAGCAGGGCATTGATTGCTTTTAGTCCCTTTACTACGCTCATATTATTCTCCTTTGTGTTGTTATCTTAGTTTAGCATAGACATGATAGATTTGTCAAACTGGAACTGTAACCCAGCAATTGAATCGTCATCCATGTCGCCTATGTCTTTATATTGTTTATCTAACTTTATAACGGAAACACGAGATCCAAGTTTTTCAATTATCCTGTCTTTCATATTTCCTCCTGCCTCATCATTATCTGCAACAACTATAATGTTGTTGAAATATTTCTGAAGCAATTCTACTTGTGCCTTAGACACGTTGGCCCCAAGAGTTGCTACTGATGGGATTCCAACCTGATCTAGCCTGATAGCGTCAAATGATGACTCAACTATATAGACATTATCAGATGTCTTTACTCTATGCAAATTAAATAAAGTCTTTGCTTTTGGCAGACCTGGAGTATTTTTAAACTCTTTGCCCTCAACAGATCTTCCAACAAAACCTATAGGCATTCCATCTGGACTATGCACTGGCACTGTAACCATGTCCTGCTTGATAGAGTAGCCCAAGGAAAACTTTGACCAGGAGTCTGTATTTATTTTTCTATATTTAAAATAGTTTTTTGCTCTATCGGAAACTAGTAGCCCATTATATAAACGCTTTAATACTACCTCGTCAAATGGAAGAAACTCTGGCTTTGCATATAGTTGTTTTTGTACTTCTGCTTCAAGGTTAGTTTCACCTTCTTTTGACTTTATAAATCTGGCTGCCTCAAAGTATGATCTACCAGATGAATGCATGACAACCTCAATAAGAGGTGCGGTCTTTTGGCAAGAGAAACAAAAAAACAATCCATTCTCTTTGTGAACCTCTCCTGCTGGTGTGCGACTGTTATTATGGAAAGGGCAAAATATAATGTAGTTTAAATCTAAGTCAGATTCGACTTCAATGCCTGCGCCCGTGAGGACTCTTTTAATTTGTTCGGCGGTGTATAAATCACCTTGTGCCCGTCTATTCCATCTATCCATTCGCTCTGCTTTCTTCCTACGTATATTCCATGTACCGTGATTTCAAACTCAAAATATTTCTTCTTACTATTATAGTCTACCGTAAAATCTACTTCTATGTCAAACCTTGGAACGTACCCTGTTAGTTTCATTTCTGATACTAGCAGCCTTATATATTCTAACTTAAGTCTGCCTAGGGCTGACTCATCATGAATAACCCCTGATAGGTTAAACCTTTTAATTGGTTTGTGGTGTACGCTTGCCATACATTAATTATACCCATATGTTTACTTATCCTCAAAGTCTTTGTATCTATAGTATCCCTTGTCAAAATCACACTGGACTAAGAAATCTCCCATATAGCCATTACGGTTTTTACGGAAAGCACATTCAATAATATCACTATTAGTTCCACGACCAAGAGCAAGTACCCAGTCAGCATCATAAGCAATCTGTCTTGACCAAGCAGTCTGCCCAAGAGTTGGCACAGTAGACAGATCATTAACATCGTCTGGAGTTGCAGAAGAGATAGCAATAATAGGAACCTCTTCCCCAATTGCCATAAGTTTGAGTTCTCGTGAAAGGTTCTTCATTCTTACCGTTTCATTATCTGACTTCTGATTAGGAGCCATCAACTGAAGGTAATCAACAATCACAAAGTCTGGCTTGTACTGATCTATCTTTCCACGAAGAACAGAAGGATTAATTTCTCCTCCTTGATCATTTGAAATAATGTGGAACTCTGGTTTTCCCTGAAGGTTCTTTGCATGCCACTCTTTAAGCATGTCAATCTCAATTTCTCCATTACTAATTTTTCTGTGTGACCAACGACCCTCACCCATGATAGTAAACACACGGTTACGAACCTCTGTCTCACTCATTTCAAGACTGATGACCATAGGGCTACGACCCTGTTTCCAGGCCTGTACAGCAAAGTAGAGAGCCAACCAAGACTTTCCAATACCTGGGTATGCAAGGAAGACTCCTAACTGCCCTGGCATGATTCCAGAAGGTAGATAGTTATCAAAACCTGGAAGACCAGTCTTAATCCCTACATGTCCTAAAGCCTGCATCTTTTTTACATTTTCAAAGTATGCAACTGCAGAATCTAGGTCGGTAACATCAATATCACGAATTGAAGATGTATTCTTTTTTAATGCTGATGTGGAAGTAATTAAAGAGTCTAGAGCCTCTGGACCATGGCCAGACTGAACATCAGATGCTGCTGACCTAATTATATCTTTAAGACTATCTGTTAAATATTCTGCACGTAACTCTTCTAAATGGTGCTTTGTGGCACCAATTTCCTCTGTAGGAATAAAATCTCTAAACTTCTCAATAACCAAACTAACTGGTGGGGTGGATCCGTTAGCCTCAAAATACTTTCTGATGAATGTCCAGATATCGCCATGGGTTCTAAGAATTGAATCGATATTGGCTTGAAGCAGGACATGGGCTTGTTTATCTTTTAATACTGCAGAAATTAATTTTGACTCTGTATTACTCACTTAGCCACTCCTTTGCTTTTGCTCTGCGCTCTAATCGTTCTTTGTCGTCTTTTTTCTTATCTAGTCTTGCTTGTAGTATTTTCTCTGCATTGTATGCAAAGTAATTCCAAGAAGGAGAGGAAGCAACACTAAAATAGTACTCAAGTAAATCATAGCATTCTCCTATTCCGTAGGACTCTACAAGTGCGTCGGAAGCCCATTGCTCAACGTTTAAGTTCAGTGATGGCTTTGACTCGTACCTTGCTGTATGATACTTACTGTATCTTGAAAGCAAAGCCATTCGGTCTTTGCGTTCGGCCATTACTCGTTTATTTCAGACTTTGCTTCGTTAATTTTAGCAGTCAGTTTGTCTTCAACAAACTTATAGACACGCTCAAATGCTTGATCAATTGTTTCTCCATTTTTGCGATTTTCTACAACACCAAGATCAAGTCTAAGTGATTGAAAGTTACCAAGATTAAGAGTATATCCCAACGTGACGGATACTTTAGTTTCTTCGTTTTCCATTTACTACCCCTTTCGAAGGTTATATATACAGGATACCAGATTTACTGGTCTGTGTCAAACTGAGAGATTTTCATTAGTTGAAAACCTTCTGCCAAAAATACTGGGACTATTTCTTTTGCAGTTCCATTTTTAAATTTAACTAATGTTAAATACATGGTTTGTTTATTCTTTATCTTATCATTAATGTACCTAGAGTTATCTGGAATTTCAACTTCAAACTCAGAAGAAAAATAATCAGTATCTGGATGAACTATAAAATATCCTGGGTCACCACAAAACCATGAGAGACGTGATCCAGCCTTTACATTATTTTTCAGAATATTATAATAAAATATAAAGAAACGATATTTATCTAAATCTCCAAATGTATCTTTATTTGGTGAGTCATCAAAAAAGAAACAGTCAAACTTGCCAATACTTTTAATTGCATTGTGCCAAGAGTCTTCAATAATAATTACATCATGCTTTTGATCTTGTGCCCAAACCCTTAGTTTCTTAAGAACCTCTGGATTGTTTTCAATAATTGTATGCGACTTAATATCATATTTTTGAATTGCAGATGCGGAGTACCCCATCCCAAAGCCAACCTCAAGTACATCTCCAAATGGATTTAGAGTATCAACTAAGGCCTCCATATAAGGCTTTTCCCACTCCATCATTACCTGATAGTTAGTCATTTCATCTAGCAGGAACTCTTTATTATTTTCATCTATTGTATATTTGATTAGAGTGTTTCCTTCCAGATTGGTATGAATCTTCCGTCTTCTGTTCTTGTATATGTAAGTATACCGTCTCCCATACGTCTTGTCAACTCAGCCTGTGTGGGGGTGATATCATTTGTAATAAGATTATCTTTCCTTGGTCTACCAATGTGGTGTGTAGCAAGTATGTCTCTTATTTCTCTTACCTGAGATTCTGAATAGTATGATCTTACTTGCCATCCCCTATCCCCGCCTTTTTGTGACCCTGTAGGAAATGGAATGACTCCTCGTTTCATTAATGATGGCATATATTTTTTATGACGATTAACTAAATCAGCAGTCTGGCCTACCGTATATGCTCGTTCTCTTTTATTTTTAAAATCACTAATTAAACAACTTTCAATTTGATCCTTTGTGATATTATAAACAGACATAATTCCATTGGACTGGTTGTAGTGATAGATACGAACAAGATCTTTATTTAAAAACCAAACTTTTTTATTGCCAGGAATTACAGGGAGGAGATTGTAGCCTTCGACCTCTGTAGTTCCTTTTTTAGTAGCCATCTTCCCTCTTCCGAACTATTAGGTGGATTAAAAAACCTTCTAGATCCACAGAGCATGCAGTATGATTCGAGATGCATTGGGGATGAATATATCCTGTCTAAGAACATTCTTCCTTTGCATTTTAAGCATCTCAGCATTAATTTGGTATGCCGATGATAATGAGATTAACTCCAGCGGTTACGATACCACCTTTATTAAATCTAACAGACCCCTCTACTTTATTAGTAGATGGTGGCTTGATGATTACTGACATGTCACGACCAGCATCGGTTCCTCCCGCATTCACAACAGTTGCAACAACTATTGGAGCATACTTAAAATCTGTTGAAAAGTCATATGAAAAATCTTTTTCTTCTGAAGCAGTTACAGATGTATTATTATTAATAGAAACATATCCACCAATAATTCTTGCTTCTGATGTTCTTACGCTTTGCTTTCCTGCTGAACCTGCATCCACGGTCACATACTTATATGTTGATGGAGATATTGCTGAGGCAAGATCATTAATAGAGTTAGCCATTTGATAGACATATGTAACATCTAGTGGTTGACCACGCTCAGGTAGGGGAATTTTTGCCATACTTAATTATACCACTAAGCCAGTGATATAACTCCGCTTTCCCATAGAGTAGAATTATTAAACCTTTGTTTTTGATATGTTTCCTGTTGTACTGCAACTTGTACAGTTGTTTTAGCCTGTTTTTTTAATGTTGCAAAATAAGATGAAGATACTGTAGTAACAAAAGACCATTCTGTATCTCCAGACCATTTAACATAAACATCAAATTTATCAGAAATGTTTCCACTTGAATGGTCCCAAACTGCCACAACGTTTGGACCAGATACAGCAACATTAAAATTCATATTCAATGGTTTTGCAACTATCATAGTTCTTTGTGGAGACCAATGCGAAGATCTATTTCCGTCAGAAGAAACTATCTTATATCTTATTGTATAAGAACTATTTTTACCATCGTAGGCTGGCAGATCTTTTTTTTGAATTATAATATTCTTGATGCCTGGATCTGGTGTTGCCATCATTGCACCTCTATAGCAAATCTAAATTCAATGTATCCAGAATATGCTGTTTGCTTAACGATTGGCTTTGCATCTATATTTTTAACAACAGAATAACCAGTAAGCCCATATAGTGGATTTGATGTGGATTTATTTTCTAGACGAAGTCCATCAAAGGATACATAGTAGTCAGATGAAACAACATAGGCATTGCTTGAATTTTTTCTAAATACTGATGCATAAGCCTTTACTAAGTTAACGGAGTTCCAAGAAAATGGAGTTGCACCAGAGTTATAGAATAATTCCTGCAACTGCTTTGTTACAACAAAATATCTATTTGAAGAAAGATCTATCGACATATCATCTGAGTCAATTTCCATTCTTGCAGTTTGGGTTCCATCTGTTGATGCAAACTCTAGAATGATCTTAAACTTTTCTGGATCTAATCCAGTTTCATTTTTGTTAACAATAGAAAAGGCAAGTTTTAACTCATCAACCGATGAGTTTCTTGTTAGGTCAATAGAGACGCCATTATAGATTAAACACTTAGATGTTGCAGATGCTGAGAGTCTTCCACTTGTTTTTGTTATTGTTGCAGAATCTCCCCGCACTAAGACTGTTTCATTTAAAAATCTAGATCTTTCATTTCTTGCAATTCTTACGCTTGAGTTAAAAATAGTATTTTCTGCGCTTGTTTTTATTACTGGGCACTCAACAAGTGCTCCATTTGTTCCTACATTGTACGAACCAAGGATATTGTTTGTTACAGCGCTTGTAACTGCATTAGTGCTAAGTGGGTCTAATATTTGTGGAATTTCTGTAATTGTTCCTGAGCCAGATGAAGGACTATATAGTTTCCAGTTTTCATTATTAGCCCAAGAAAATAAAGACTTGCTATCATATGCTCCATTAGCAGTATTAGATCCAACAGAAAATACTCCAACTTCTGATATTTCGTATCTTGGAGTTGAGTCTAGTTCTGCAGTGAATACAATTTTAGACACACCATTTTCTTTGACATATCCTCTTGATGTAATAGGAACTCTCTGCATCTCAAAATCAAGGCTAGTCTTATTGCTCATATTAGATACTTCCTGATTTGTAAATGCATGACTAGAGTCAACTGGCTTTGGTCCACAGCCTATAGCAATGTATGAGGCGTAGGCTGGTGCCTGCCCTATAAGGTATTTTGCTAGGATGCTCTTACCACTGTTAGTTATCATATTTATACCGCCCCATATATTGTATCATTATACTTGGTTCCATTTACCTGTATTTCAACACGTACATTTTCTTCGCTTCCTAAATTTACAACATTAATGATCAGGTCCCCCGTAGCACTGTCTATATAAACAATGGCCCCATCTGTGCCATTCCCAGTTTCTGGAACATACTGCTCAAACTTTATAGGGAATGCATCAAAGGTTGACTGAATTGTTCCTTGCATTGCAATTAAATTTAATGGATTATACTGAAAGAATATACTACTTAGGTTTCTAATTGGAGAGTACAGAATATCCTGCCCATTAACCATATCTGATCTTGATAGACTTAGTAATTCAATTCCTCCAATATCCTCAAATATTAAGTCACTCATAACCTCAATTGGCATTGGAGCAGTATTAAATAGTACTAGATCTGGGGTTGGGATTTTGACAGCACTTTGAGATGCTGCACTATCTGTTGCTGGTGTTGCTGATGTTGCGTCTACTGCCATATTAGATTTCCCCCAAGTACACTGTCATATCTGGTCCAGATATAGATCTATTATAGTCTATGCTATACACGACATATCTTTTATCTTTTGAGTCTAAGACATCTATGGTGTTGTCCAAGTAATCAATTTTTACAATATCTCCCAATTGCATTGTGGGTAAAGAAAATATCTTAAGGCCGATAGAGTTTCTTGGTTTCATAATTCTTTGAGTTAACCAAGACATAAGTGAGTTTGCCTCATCCGAAGATTGAACATATGGCACATCTAAAGAAAAGTCCTTATTGCCATGAAGCATTCTACTTAGTTTAATTCCTTCATATTGCTTCTTAACTTTAAATGGGGATGACACAAGATTTGACCCTGTAAATTGTGGATCAGAAAAATCGCTACCCTTATTAAAGAATTCGTCAACTGTTAACTTGTTAGCACTTTGCTGTGTAAATGTTACTCCTTGGATTCTTAGATAATTTCCACTTGATGAGTCTAGACTGATTGCTGTGTCGGTTGCATTAAATACCATGAACTCTGCCCCATATGATCCAGCCCTAAATCCAGAAACAGCATATGTCTTTAGTGAGTTAAAGGTTGGAGACAGTTTTGCGTATAGCGCTGGGTAAGCCTTATCATATTTAACATTAAATGTTGCACACTCTCGCATAATTGTTCCAAACTCTTCAAAATATATATTATATTTTGGTGGCTGTGATGGATCAATTCCTGATAGATATGTATTTTGAATCATTCCGCTTAGGGCATACTTTTTAAATGACTCATGAACATCTACAGAGTCATCTCCGTATACTGACTGCACTGGTGTTTCAAGAACATTAGATGTATTTTGACTATAGTTTGTTGTTAAAGCATAAACATTTTCAAACATAATCTTTGATGAGCCACGAGTAAATAGTGCCATATTATTATATGTTGGCAATGGAGATGAATCATCTACAGTCTTTATCAGTACCCCGTTTATATATAGATA